GGGTTCGGATGCTCAAGTCCATCTCGTTCGACCTGCAGAACATCCTCGGGCAGTTCGTCGGCTCGATGATCTCGACCAACCCGAACGACCCGACGCTCCTCGCCGCACGGGATGCCGTAGACGCCTACTTCGACGGCCTCAAGAACGGGCCGCCGCAGAAGATCAGCAACTACACGAACATCCTCAACTCCACCAACAACACGCCGTCGACCATCGCCAAGGGCTTCCTGATCGCGAACATCGCGGTGCAGACGCTCTCGGCGGCGCGCTTCGTTCTGGCCGCTCTGCAAGTCGGCAGCACGGTCCAGATCATCGCGCAGACGCAGACCAACGGGGGTTAGCCGACAATGAGCTTCACCACGACGTTCACCAACACGTTCAACGTCGGCACCGACCTGTCGTTGACGATCACGCGGAACGATACCGGTGCCGCCGTCACGCTGGACGGCAAAAAGACCGACTTCCGCTCCAAGGCGAAGGATCGCCTCATCGAATCGCAGCCGATCGACAACGGCGGCGTGCCGGATCACCGCGTCGTAGCAGGCGGGTGGTCGGGTTCCATCGCGGTCGACCGTGCGACCGATGACTTCGCGGCGCTGTTCGCGTTCCTCGAAGCCAACTACTACGCAGGCGGCGGACAGGTGTACTTCACCATCGTCTCCACCGAGCCGAACGCGAACAAGTCCAAGACGAGCCGCTACCTCTACTCGAACTGCGTCTTCCACGGGTACGACCCCGGTTCGTGGACGAAGGAAGCCAAGGTCAGCGCGACGATCGACTTCGACTGCGCGCAACGGACCAAGGTGCAGTAGGGACCGAACCACCAGGCGAGAAAGGGCGTGACGACGAGCAATCGCCGTCGCGCCCTTTCTCGCGTTTCATCACCAATCTCTCAAGAGCGAAAAGGGAAACCAACCGTGAGCGATCAGCAAGAGTTCGAAAAGACCCTCTCCTCGGGCAAGATCATCGCCCTTCGCGCCATCTCGGGCCGCGAGCAGATGAACGCCGATTCCGTGGCGGGCGGCAACCCGTCGAAATCCATCTACTACCGCTGCATGATGGCGATCACGCGCATCGGTGAAACGAAGTACGCGCCCGCAACGAGCGACCTGGAGTTGAACGCTCGGCTCGACGCGCTGACCGGTCGCGAGTGCGACGAGATCGCGATGTTCTACGCCGAGAACTTCATGCCCGAAGGAGCCGACGTAAAAAAAGAGTCCAGCACCCAATCGTTCGCCTCGTCGCAGCCCTCGTCGGAACAGGCGGGGTAACGCTCGAATATGCGCTCACCCTGACCGAGGAAGAGCTAGTGACCTGGATCATCGCCATCGGCGAAGCCAACGGCGGGACCTGGGACTGGGAGCGCTACGAGTGGGTGAAGGACGACGACTCGCCCATCGCAACACGCTAGATCCCGAGGGACCACGATGAATCTCACCACGCGCACGTTCTCCTCGCTCGCGCAGTTTTCGCGATTCCTGGATGACCGCGTGGCGATGATCGTCCCCTCGGGGAAGCTCGCGATCGGTGCCGCCGCCGACATCCTCTTGCGCCGGACGAAGGCGGAGTTCGGCGACCGGGCTCTCGCCGATCTCGCCGACGCGACCCAGAAGGATCGCGTGGCAAAGGGCTTCTCTCCCGACGAGCCGCTCCTACGCGACGGAAGCCTTCTGCGCGATTCGGTGGAGTCCGAGGTCGGCGAGGACTTCGCAGCGGTCGGGACCGCCGAAAAGGTCATGTACTACCATGAGTTCGGCTACATCAACGCCCGCACCGGCAACGCCGTGCCTGCGCGTCCCGTGTTTCGGATCGCGCTCGACGAGTCGGCGGCACCCATCCAGAAGATCACCGAGGCGCTCGTCGGCGAGCAACTCGGCTTCGGCATGCGAGGCGTGGTAAGCTCGCTGGAAGATCGCAGCGCGACCTACTCTGCCGACATATTCGAGAACCCGTAGGAAAGGAGCGCCCCCGTGTTCGGTTCTTGGATCGTCGAGAGCGTCATCCGCTTCTCGTCCAACGGCGTCGCGGTCATGGAGCGCACGGCGTCGGCAACGAACGCCGCCGCGATCGCGCAGGCTCGGCTCACGGGGCACATCACCGCCCAGGAAGCCGCGTTCCTTCGCCAAGGCGTTGCCGCAGAGAAGGCCGCCAAGAGCGTTCAGAAGTGGCATATGACGCTTGCGGGCGTCGGCGCTGCGGTCGGCGTCATCGGGATCGCGGCGGGGCTCAAGCAGGCCGCCGAGTTCCAGCGTGCGATGGTCGGGCTCAACATCCCGACCTTCAACGCCGCGCCCGAGGGCATGCGTCGGATGGTCCTGGACGTATCCGGCCGCACCGCGCAAGATCCGACGATGATCGCCGCCGAGGCCGCCGCCGTCGCGAAGTCCGGCATCAACGATCCGAACCGTCTGCTTAAGGTGTTCACGCGCTTCGCGGAAGCCGCCGACGTTCTGCAACTCTCCAAGGGCGTCAACCCCGTCGACACCGTCACCAAGCTCACGCAGTTCTCGCACATCTTCGGCGTCTACCAGGGCAAGCGGTTCAACGACATGGTCGAGTCGGCCATGAAGATGCAGCAGATCCAGCCCGAGGGGTTGGACAAGATGCTGACGCAGGGCCGCCAGTTCATCGGTCCAGCGATGGCCCGCGGCGTGCCGATGGAAGACATCTTCAAGATTTACGCCGAGATGGGACAGACGGGCTACCTCGCCGGTCGCGGCGGCTCGGGCGTCAAGAGCGTCCTGCAATATCTCGGTGGCGCGGAATCGCTCACCGATCACATGTCGGCGGTTCGGAAGGCCGCGTTCCAGGACATGAGCGGGCTCGGTGCGTCGCACGGCATGGGTGCGATGTTCGACGCGCAAGGCAAGCTGAAGTTCTACGACAAGGAAGGGAATCTCCATCTCAGCGCGGCGGTGAAGTACCTCGCGCAACTCTCCGGCTATATGAACGCGGATGGCAAGAAGGGGCAGTTCGCCAACGACATCACCAACGCGTTCGGCCAGGCGGGCGCGAACTTCTTGCTTCCGATCCTACGCCCCGAGGCGCAAAAGCAGTTCGGTGCGATCGATGTGTCCTGGGCGAAGATCCCGTCGATTCAGACGCAGTTCTCGATGTATATCGACACGTTCATGGGTTCGTTGCAACAGATGACGACGAACTTTAAGCGGGTCGTGATCGACATCTTCACGCCGATGATGCCGGAGTTCACGCGCACGTTCCAAGCAATCTCGGGCGTGTTCGTCAACTTCGCGCACTATCTCGAATCGCACCACGACGCGGCGCGGATCATCGGAAACGTCATCCTCGGGATCACCGCTGCGCTAACGGCCCTGACGGGCATCCTCGCCGTTCGTATGCTTATCGCAGGTCCCGCGATGGCGGCGAGCGCCACTTCAATCGCGGCGAGCGCGACGGCTATCGCCGCATCGCTCGGTCGGCTTGCTACTGCGATGGACGTCGAGGGTGCGAGCATCGCGACCGGTTCGGTTGCTGCTAGTGGCGGCCTCGCCTCTCTCGCTTCTGGAATCTTTGCCTTCGTCGGTCGCCTAAGTCTCATCGCTCTCGGCGGCGCGCTTCTTACCGATGGCGGAGTGGCGCGCAACTCGGACGACGCCAAAAACACGATCATCAGTAACTACGGTCAGGGCTATTTCAACTATCTAAAATCGCGACACAAAAACGACTTCACCATCCAGGACGGCGATCTAACACCGCACGACTGGAAGGTGCTGTCGCAGAAAGGTGCGCTCTCGAACATCGAGAGAGACTTGAAGAAAATCCCAAGCGGGGCTTCGGGTCAAACGGTCATCCATAACCTCACGCTTCACTTCCCGAACGCGACCAATCAGGAAGAAATCAAAAAGGCGCTTCAAGGGTTCTTCAAAAACCCGCGCTCGGCAATGGGACGCGGCGCACCAGGCAGCACCACCCACGCGAACATCCCGCTTCCCCTCACGATCCTCGGGAACCAATAGAGAAAGGCGACGCGATGCCAGTCAACCCGCACCCCGCACCGCCGCCGACGCTACCCACCAAGCCCGTCGACGCGCTCGCCCAGGCCCAAGCCCAAGCGAACGCGATCGCCCAAGGCAAAGACCCGCTCTCCATCGGTGAGGTCACGTTCAACACCGACGAGGTTCCCGAGGATCTCGAAATCGGGGCCGCCGAGCAGATGATCGTCGCGAAGACGCTTCCCGGCGGAACCCGCGTCGTGCAGCGGTTCGGGAACGATCCGCTCAATGTCGCCTGGACAGGCAAGTTCATGGCGGCGAACGTGAAGCCACGCGTCGCCCAGCTTCGCGCCTATCAGGTCGCGGGAACGACGGTCCTTCTCTCCTGGTTGAACGAGAAGTACCATGTCACGATTAAATCGTTCAAGCCGAAGTACCATAATGCCAACTATGCCGACTACGAGATCGAAGTCGTCGTCATCTCGGACGCGAACGGTGCCTTCACCATCGCTTCCAGCACGACGATCGATGCACAGGTAGCCGCCCTGCAGGCCCAGGTCAACGCGAACAACGCGGTCATCGTCCACGCCGATCCCACGGGCTCGCAGACCTTTCAGCAACAACTCGCCAACGTCTACCGCCTGCTCGCGCTCGCAGCGCCGCTCGCGCAAGGCGTCGTCGGGCAGAGCGGGAACGCGATCATCTCGGCGATCGCCGGGACGATGGGCCTGATCGCGGCCTACCAAGGCACGCTCTCGACCCTGTCGGCGCAATACGCCGATGTGATCCAACTCCAGGGCGCGCTCGCCGCGATCTCGGGCAACGTCGCCACGGGGCAAAATCCGAAGTCGGTCCAGACCCAGGGCGGCAACCTGTTCAACATCGCCGCGCAGCAGTACGGCGATGTGAGCCTTGCCTTCAAGCTGGCGTCGGCGAACGGTGTCTTCAGCCCGTTCCTTCCGAGCGGTATTCTCCAAGCCGTCAGCCTTCCACCGTTCGCGACGTAGAGGTAACGAAGTGGCCTTCTTCGGTAAGACCCCGCCGCCGCAACCCATGACGAGCGCGCCGAGCTACTCGTCCTCGACGCCTCGATTCGTCGCGGCGATCGACGGCACGCGGGTCCTGGGAGCGAGCTACGAGATCGCGTTCAACGCGCACGGCTCCACGGATCACGCGACCGTCACCCTGCCGATCTCCTCGACGCCCGACTGGACGACCGCCCTCTTTCGCGATCCGGCCGCAGCCACCAATAAGCCGGTGTATATCTCCATCTACGCGGGGTTCCCGTCCTCGGTGAGCGCACCGGCCAACCCGAACGACCTCTCCCAACTCGGACAGCGCTTCTACGGGATCGTCGACCAATACAGCGGCACGTTCGAAGACGACACCGTGACCTTCACCGCACGGTCGCTCGCCGGGGTCCTGGTGGATACCGACATCACCACCCAGGGCATGAAGAACGTGACCACGGTGCAGTTCATCACCGAACAGGCCGAACGGTTCGGGCTCAAGGTGGACATCGACCCGAAGATCGCACCGGCGACGATGATGCAGGTCCTGTCGATGGCGACGATCGCCGGCGTTCGGAAAATCAGCATTTGGCAGTTGTTGCTCCTCTGCGCGCAACGCGACGACGCCGACATCTGGGTGAGCCTCGACACGCTCCACTATTATGCGCCCTACAACATCGTGCGGAACAAGGTCACGCGAGCCTGGGGTAAGGACTGCTCGGGTCTCTCCGCGACGCACAGCCCGCAGTTCTCGAAGAACATTCGGGTCGAGGTGCGGTCGTACAGCAAGAAGACCAAGACGTCGACCGCTGCGCGAGCTACGAGCAACCCGAACGGCGGCATCTCGACGCAGGTCGCGACGCGCACCGTCACCTCGTCGCCGGTGTTCGGGACCACCGAGGCGATCACGCAGGCGACCTCGTCGACGGGCGTCGTCACGACGACGGTGTCGAACACCACGGGTGGTGCGTTCAACGGGACGGCGCAGACCGGTGCCGCCGAGAGCGGAAAAGAGATTTACGTTTACTACGTCCGCAATCTCAAGCCGCAAGAAGCGCTGGACATGGCGCAAAAAATCTGGCGTCAAATCTCGATGCACGAGTACGCGATCGCGTTGAAGTTCCCAATGACGCCCGACATCCTCAAGGCGTTCGCGATCACTTCGCTGATCGTTCTCTCGGGGGCACCGTGGGTGCTGGTGAACGATCAGTACTGGCCGCGCACGATCACCGAGAACTTCGAGCCAAGCGGCGACGGGTGGCACCTCACGGTTGACGCCGTGAACCACACCTTGCCGATGGGAGCCGTCTAGCCGTGGCCGTGCATGAGATCATGGGCGTCGTCTCCGCGCAGCGCAACGCCGCCGAGCAGTCCAGCGCCGCGCTCGAAGGCGTCATCGTTGCGGGATCGTACAACGCCGCCGACTCCACGGTCGAGGTCGTCATCGGCGACACCTACGCGCTTCCCGGCTTCCTCGACCCGAGCCAACCCCAGGCGACGCAGCAGGGCGACCAGTACGGGCCGGTGGGCGGCGAGCGCGTCCTACTGTTCCGCACGCAGAGCGGGTGGACGGCGATCATCGAGCATTCCGACGACGACTCCCCCGCCGTGAAATCCGGCGAGCGGATCATCGGCCATCGGAACGCGCTCGGGCAGATCGACGCGAGCCTGCACCTCACGAACGACGGCCCGATCCCGCTCGACCACCTCGGGGGGGCGTTGCTCGGCGGCGGCGGGCTCGCCAAGGTCTACACGCGGGACGGCATCGCGATCGTCGCTCGGGACGACCTCAACCTCGTCGAGATCACGCTTCCGTTCGGCGGCCCGACCCTGCTCCTCGACGGCGTCGCCGGTACGGTGAGCATCGGGAGCGCCATCCTGACGCTCGACGACGGCGTGATCCGCCTCTCGGACCAGGACGCCGCCTTCGCCGCCTTGGTGGCCGCCGTGAATACCGCTCTCGCGACGCTGGCGAGCCGCTGTGCCGCCGGTGGCGGCGTTGTGGCCCCAACGGTCACGGCACCGACCTTGACCGCTTCCACGCACGTTCTCGCCGAAGGGTAGGCCATCGTGAGCAGCACCGAAATCTTCCTGGACTACGGCGGCGACTTCTTCCAGCAGAGCAACGGCGATCTGGTCCTCGCGACCAACAGCCTCGGCGACCCGATCGCGACCATCCAGCGTATCTATCGCCTGCTCTTCACGAACCCGCGCGCCTTCCTGGACGGTGCCCCGACCTCGATGCCGGACGACGTCTTCAATCCCGATTGGGGCGCGGGCTTGCCGAGCGTGGTTGGATCGATGGTGACGACGCAACTCCTCGCTGCGATACAGACGCGCATCCTGCAGGCGCTCTCGACCGACCCGACCATCGCGCAGACGCCCGCGCCGACCGTCGCGATCTCGCAGGTCAGCACGACCGAGATCGAAGTCGGG